GAACTAGAGTACGTAGTTTGGTGTACGCACTCAGGTGATAAATCACGTACTACGTTTGGGCCGTTCCCAAGTAAGTATTTTGCAGAGCATTTTATTTTGAACTACGGCTTTTCCGAAGGGGTATACAACCTCAAAGCCGTTCCACTAAACCGCATAGAAATAAAGGTGAAAGAAGATGACGGAGAAGAAGAAACGAGGTCGGCCTCGCAAACAACCCACTGATGTTGAATATTTCATCAATCTGGAAGACAAATATGACACCCCAGCTTCAAAAGCTGCTAAAGGATACATCACTGTAAATGGCAGAAAGGTAGCGATAGGCACAAAAGCTGGTAACAACGTTACAACTGGAAACGATAACACAGCGGTAGGGGACAACGGGGTATCAGACGGTTCTACTGCTAAATATTATGAGCTACCGTCCAGAGCAAAAGAGCTACAGGACTTGATTTCCCACAAAAACATGAACGCTCAGATCGGTGAGATATTTAGGTCATGCTATCGTTATGGGCAGTCTTCGCACAGTGGTGAACTGCGTGACGCGAAAAAGATCAAATTTTACATAGACGCTGAGATCAAGCGTTTGGAGAAAGGGAATGAAAAAAGAAGGGGAAAAAGAGTTTGAGGTTTACTTCACTGAGAAAATCTCACATAGAGTTGTTGTATATGCAGCTAACGAGGAAGTGGCTAGGTATAAAGTCATGGATAGAGATTGCTTACCGTTGCGTAAGCCAGAGATGAAAGAAGACCACATCCAATTAATAGTTGAAAGGCAGGGGAATGGTGTAACTGAATTGGTTTGGCCTAGAAAAGAAAAGGAGTAAACGTGGATCTAATCACATTGGATTTTGAGACTTTCTACGACAAAGATTTCTCATTATCTAAACTAACCACAGAGGAATATATACGAGATCCTAGATTCCAGATCATCGGTGTGGGCGTAAAAGTCAACGACTCAGAAACCGAATGGGCGAGTGGTACGCATGAAGAGATTGCAGGATTTCTTTCAGATCCTTTCTTCGATTGGGCTAGCAGCATGGTTCTGGCTCACAATACCCTTTTTGACGGTGCTATTTTATCTTGGCTATTCGATATCAAACCTAAAGTTTGGGCTGATACTCTATCTATAGGCAGGGCGATACATGGTGTAGAAGTCAGTGGTAGCTTAAAAGCACTGGCTGAACGCTACGAGATAGGAGAGAAAGGTACTGAGGTCTTGGATGCCAAGGGTAAGAGACGCGAAGACTTCACAGAAGCAGAACTCAGTCGTTACGGTGACTACTGCATCAACGATGTTGAACTTACTCACAAACTATTTAGCCGTATGCTCAAAGGGTTCCCCAAGCAGGAACTAAAGATAATAGATGCCACACTGCGTATGTTTACAGAACCAGTGTTGGAGCTAGATTTAGGGTTACTAGAAGCGCATCTGGAGAACGTCAAGGATCGTAAAGACGAACTCATGCTTGAGGCAGGGGTTAGTAAAGAAGATCTGATGTCTAACGATAAGTTTGCTGAACTGTTACGACAGAATGGGGTGGAACCGCCGACAAAGATCAGCCCTGCCACAGGCAAAGAAACATATGCTTTTGCTAAGACGGACGATGGTTTCAAAGCTTTAGAAGAAAGTTCGTCATATGAAGTGCAAGTATTAGTAGCAGCGCGACTAGGTAACAAAAGCACGTTAGAAGAGACTAGGACTCAACGGTTCATAGACATAGCGAAACGTGGGGCTTTGCCGATTCCACTTCGGTACTACGCTGCTCACACAGGCAGGTGGGGTGGGTCAGACAAGATCAACTTGCAGAACCTACCGAGTCGCGGTCCTGATGGTAAATATTTAAAGAGAAGCATCCTAGCTCCCAACGGCAGTGTTTTGATTGACTGTGACTCATCGCAGATTGAAGCAAGAGTGTTGGCGTGGTTGGCTGGTCAGGAAGATCTCGTAGAAGACTTTGCTAATAAAGAGGATGTGTATGTCAAGATGGCATCGCGTATCTACAACCTGCCAGAAGATCAGATAAGTAAAGATCAGCGGTTCGTCGGTAAGACAACCATACTCGGTGCTGGGTATGGCATGGGGGCGTTGAAGTTCCAAGCGCAGTTGAAGACGTTTGGGGTGGACATTGATCTGGAAGAGGCCAGACGCATCATAGATATATACCGTAAGTCTAACGGCAATATCAGCAGGCTGTGGAGAGACTCACAGTTTATGATTAAAAATTTAGCCAATAAGGTGTCAACTAGGGTGGGTCGTCATGACGTAATACGCTCGTTGGCAAAGCAGTCGGCGGTATCTCTGCCCTCTGGACTACTCATGCGCTACGAAGATCTGCGGGGGGAGAACAGTGAGCGTGGCTATCAGTATACATATAAGACTAGAAAGGGCCGAACCAAGATATACGGTGGCAAGTTTGTAGAGAATGCGTGTCAGGCAGTGTCAAGATGTATAATTGGAGAGCAAATGTTACGCATATCTGCTAAGTATAAGGTAGTATTAACAGTACATGACTCACTGGTGGTGTGTGTCAAAGAAGATGAAGCGCAAGAGGCGAGAACGTATATCGAAGAGTGTATGCGTACTGTGCCTACTTGGGCTAAAGGTTTGCCTCTCGATTGTGAGTCAGGCGTAGGTAAGGCATATGGAGACTGCGAATAATGGAAATGGATCGACATGAGTTTATTGAGAGTGAAATAACAAGAGCTTGGGAGAACGAGCCTAACGAATGGAAAAAGGACTACTACCGCCATGCTGCTAATTATTTATCCAAAAACCAGTATGTTGAGGGCGGGAAGATATGTGCGTTCTGTAGGAAGCAGGGCATGGAAGAACCGCATCATCACAATGTGTGGGGTGCGATGATAGCATCACTTAGAAAGATGGGTTGGATGGACAAGGTTGGCATGGTGGAGCCTACTACTAAGCACACTCACATAAATGAGGTGTGTCAGTGGGAGAGCAAACTGTTTAAATGAAAGCCGCACCGTGGTCGTTCAGCAAGATAAAGGCATTCCAACAATGCCCGAAGCAGTTCTACCATGAAAAAGTTATCAAGCAGTATCCTTTTAAAACCACTGAAGCGATACGATATGGAGATCAGTTTCACAAAGCAGCAGAAAAATATATACGGGATGGTGAAGAGTTACCCGAAAGATTTTTATATGCAAAGGACTCACTGGATGCTCTTAGGAGAAAAAAGGGCGATAAGCTTTGTGAATACAGAATGGGTCTCACAGAAGATTTAGAGCCATGTGGATTTTACGAAGACAGCGTATGGTGGAGAGGTATAGCGGACCTGATTATATTAAATCAGGATCAGGGTATAGCGTATGTGGTGGACTACAAAACTGGCAAGTCTTCACGATATGCAGATAAAGGGCAGCTAGAGTTGATGGCTATGGCTACATTCAAGCATTTCCCTAACGTAGATACAGTTCGAGCGGGTCTACTGTTTGTAGTGTGTGAAGATTTAATAAGAAACACATACGAACAATACGAAGAAGATACGCTGTGGGATAAGTGGATGGATAACTTTCAAACGATGGAGACTGCATATAAAGTAGATGTGTGGAACCCTAAGCCTAGTGGATTATGTAGGCAGTGGTGTCAGGTCATGGAATGCCCTCATAATGGGAGAAGATGATGCGTAGAAGACAACGCAACTACAAAAAAGAATACCAACAGCAGAAAGCTAGAGGTGAGCACAAAAATCGCATGGAACGACAACGTGCCAGACGAGAGCTAGATAAAAAGAAAGTAAATAGAAAAGGTAAAGATGTAAGCCACAATAAGATGTTAAGTAAAGGTGGCTCAAACAAGGACGGTTACAGATTAGAGAGTCCTAGTAAGAACAGGAGTAGAAACGGTAAATAGAATTAGGCTCAGTGGTGTCCCCTTACAAATTGACAGTCACTGAGTCTATAGACCGAGGTGGGAAGTACTCCTCCTTCCTAAGAACCACTCGCCAGCAGTGGGGTCGAAGCTGGCATTGTTTTAGGAGAACAAGTGAACATAAAGAAACTATCTGACTTCGATGATGAGTTAGACTTTATTAACTATATGTTTGAATTATTTATCGTATCCGAGATGTGCGATAAAGAAGCAAAAGAGCTACACGATATCGATATAGCCAGAATCAAACGCGATCTTAAAAACAAGAACGTGGAGTTTGTCTGGTTATGAAAGTCATAGAAAACAAAGCATTGCTGCTCACGCTACGTGACCCCCGGAAGGTTACTAGTATTATTCCTAAGAGCAAATCTTTAACAGCCAACAAAGTGCTGGTTAACTGGGGGCTTGAAGAGACCCATGTTCTTAAAAATTTAAATATAAAAGCCCCTTCCCCGATACGTACACGATACGATTGGACGGGAAAACATTCACCCATGAGCCATCAGAAGACAACTTCTGAGTTCTTCACCATGAACAAAAGGGCTTTCTGCTTCAACGAGCAGGGTACAGGCAAGACAGCTAGCGCAATATGGGCCGCTGATTACCTAATGAAGAACAACTATATACGCCGTGCGTTGGTGATCTGCCCTCTATCTATTATGGACTCGGCATGGCGCGAAGATCTCTTCACATTCGCTATGCACCGCACTGTCGATATAGCCTATGGCGCAGCTAAAAAGAGAAGAGAGATCATAAACAGCGATGTGGACTTCGTAATCATCAACTACGATGGTGTCGAGATAGTCGCTGACGATATTGCTAACGGTGGTTTTGATCTGATTATTGTTGACGAAGCTACGCACTATAAGAACGTGCAGACTAATCGGTGGAAGACACTCAACAAACTGATACAACCGCACACATGGGTGTGGATGATGACAGGTACACCCGCTGCACAAAGCCCACTTGATGCGTATGGCCTAGCTAAGATCATAAACCCAAGTGCAGTACCTAAGTTCTTTGGATCGTTTAGGGATCAGGTGATGCTAAAAATCACTAACTTTAAGTGGATTCCCAAGGATGACGCTACTGATAAAGTATTTAAAGTGTTACAGCCAGCCATACGTTTTACAAAAGATGAGTGTCTAGATCTGCCAGATATGATCTACACCAAACGTGAGGTCGAACTTACCCGACAGCAAAAGAAATACTATAAAGAACTTAGAGATAAGATGATCGTTCAAGCAAGCGGGGAGCAGATAACATCTGTTAACGCAGCCGTGAATATGAACAAGCTCCTACAGATAAGTTCTGGTGCAGTCTACACCGACGATGGTGAGTCACTTGAGTTTGATATTAAGTATCGATACAAGGTCTTACGCGAGGTAATAGACGAATCAAGCAAGAAAGTTCTAGTGTTTGTGCCGTTCAAACACACGATAGATATTCTGGTAAATAAATTAAGAAAAGAAAACATACCCACAGAGATGATCCGTGGTGATGTAAGCGCAAACAAACGCACCGAAATATTCAAAGCTTTTCAGACAACAGCAGCCCCACAAGTGTTAGTCATTCAACCACAAGCAGCAGCACACGGTATAACGCTAACCGCTGCTAATACAGTGGTTTGGTGGGGGCCGGTAAGTTCTTTAGAAACTTACGCACAGGCAAACGCTCGTGTGCATAGGTCTGGTCAGGACCACAAATGCACTGTCGTACAACTACAAGGTTCGCCTGTAGAGAAGAAAATGTACGCATTATTAGATAATAGAATTAACGTACACACAAAAATCATAGATTTATACAACGAACTACTTGATTAGCGTGTAGTTTACCATTATATTTAATGGTTCATCACTAGGAGTGATTGCGTGGAAAAACAAGGACACTTGGATCGGTGTGTGAGCACCTTTCTAAAGATTAAGGCTGAACGTAGCAGACTCAAAGAGAGTTTTGATACGAAAGATGTTGCCCTGCGAAAGCAGCAAGATCTGGTAAAAGAGGAACTCTTGACGCACTTGAAAGAGAATGATCTTAAAAGTGTGAAGACTAACTCTGGTACGTTCTACAGGACAGTTAGGACTCGTTACTGGACTGACGATTGGGGGGCGTTACATGAGTTTGTTCTTGAGCATCAAGTTCCAGAACTGCTTGAAAAGCGTCTGCACCAATCTTCTGTGTCACAGTTCCTAGAAGAGAATCCAGAGTTGGTTCCGAAAGGACTCAATGCGGATAGCGAGTTCCAAGTTACTATTAGGAAGACAAAATGAGTGAGTTCGTTGGTATAGAAGATGTAGCTAAACATTTTAATGTTAGTGTCAGCACTGCCCGTGCTTGGGTTCGACA